TTACATGAGCTGCTCCTTTCTGACCTTCATAGAAATCATTCTTTGTATATTTTTCATCTATTATACTGTCAACACGAGCCTGAGATAAATCAAGAGGAGTAAGATTTGAAATCATCAGATTGTTCTGAATATTTCGTGTGCTATTTTTCTGATAAGTCGGTCGTTTGGCTATCTCTTCAAATACAGTCTGTACACGTTCTGCAAGATTTTTATATATTTCTTTCTCATCTTTTTCTTTGTCAATTTTCATCTTTGCAATTTCTTGATCTTTCTCACTAAGAAGAAATTGATTTTTCTTTTTACATGTCAAATCATGCCTGTTAAAACTCCTAGATGAAAAGTTTTTATCACAAAATTTACATGTGACTAAAGATACTATAATTGCTTTAGAATTTTGAGATTCTTGTATTTTTAGACAATATTTTGCTTGTTTTTGATGACTATCAAGTATATATTTTGTTTTGAACTGCTTTTTACAAAACTTACAAGTTAATTCACTAGTTGTTTCAACTTTTTTAGCTTGAGCTTGAGCTTCTTGGATTTTTAGACAATATTTGGTTTTTTTCTGGTGCTGTTTTAGCATTTGAGTATTTCCAAACATATTATTACAAAACTGACATTGTTCCATTTGCTTTTTATTTTATTCATTTATTTTTAAATGAAAAATACATTTTTATTTATGATAAAACGTCACTTTTCTCTGATAAAATTAAAATTGTCCTAAATTGTCCAAAAAATGGTGTAAAAAATTGAAAATAGTCACTATTTTCTGATTAAAGTCACTTTTTCAAAAATTTTTGAAATGTGTGTGTGTAAGACTCTTTTTAAAAACCATCTCGCCGAAAAAAATCTTTTTTTGCGGATCTCCTCGAGATTTTCAAAAAGTTCGTCGGAAGAGGAGGAAAATATTTTACTTTTTTGTTTTCTAAAAAATTTCCTTTGGATTATCTTTTTTATTTTGCTCCTCCTCCGAACTTTTTAATTACACAAAAAAATAAAAGCAATAAGACTTTTATTTTAAAATAAATATATAATCTTTTGAAAAACCTTCTAAAGCGGTAGTAAGACTGCAAAAGAAGATTTTCCTTTGTATTTCCACCCTAAAACTCTAATTTTAAAAGAGTTTGCGTCCCCTTCAACATTATATAAAACAATGTCATTGGAATTGATGTATCTATATAATTTAAATTGAAACGATACATCTTTATCTCCATTCGCTTCACCATCAATATTAAATCCAGATTTTACCCACGTCTCTCCAATTTCCATTGCTTTTTGCAAAGTATTAGTGTTTTGAGCCAAAAAAACAGTGCCTGACGTTACCTTTGCGTTTTTGAAAAAATAAGGAACATTAAGATCAAGTTGAACAGAATCATAAATAATATGTTTGTTATTTTTTTCGTTGTTCCACTTATCTATTGAATCTTTACCATATAGTATGACTTGTCTAGGATATTGATCAAAATCACTAATATCCAAATAGAAATTCTCAATGGTTTTACTCTCGTGATACTTTTCTATTTTTTCTCTGAAACGACGTAATGATAATCTGAGAGTATAAACAAGTCTCTTAAGAGTTTCTTCTGACTTGACTATCAATTTTCCTTGTTTCATGACACCACTAGTTTCGCTAAATATTGTTTTTACCTTTCCGTACTTAAAATCTGGAATAATCTGTAATTTATTTTTTACAAAACTATCAATTGTTTCTGCGCTTGGTGTCTCAGAATCTTCATTAAGATATTTAGAGAATAACCATAACATATATTCTACAATATAACGACTTAATTTTTTGTATTCATTGTAATTACTTAGAGAAGAAGAATTGTCCTTCTGAACAATTATCCTGTCATTATCTTCAGGAAGATTCATTTTATCCGTATCAACGACCGGAATTGTTATATTTACATCACCGAATTTTCCGTAAATCTCCTTTAGAACACCTCCTTTAATACATTGGCTTGAAAATTGAATTCCAATAGCATTTGCTAATTTTATAGCAGTTTCTTTTGTTGTCTTTGTAGCAACCCAGTTTATAGCTGCTGAAATAACAAATGGTTGTAATGGATCGGTAAGAATTGTCACATTACTACTGTCGATACTAAATCGTAACATTCGACACTTACCGTAAGAATCTAATCCTTGCTCTAAAAACTTGACTTTCTTTGTGTTTATTATTTTTGGAATAGATGATTCTACTATTTCATCTTTAAGTGCATATGATTTTATCATACTCATATAAACATTTCTAACACCTTTTGAAACTTTTGATGTATAAGGATAATAGTAAGACACATTGTCTTTATCTCTTTTCTCCCATTTTACAATAAGTTCACAACGTGTTCCTTTTTCTTTATCAGCAGAACTTCCTTTATGCTCATAAATAAGAATACATTTGGCATTTTCTCGTTTATTTTTATAATATGCATGTATGTGTCTTGGAATAATGAGATTTGTATCATTATCTGACCTACTAAAAACAAAAATATTACAATTAAAATGTTGTTCTAGTAAAGAACTGAATAAAGACGGTTCCATATATATACTGGAATCTTGTATAATATTAATTATTTCCGATAAAGTGTAATCATACATTTCTTGACTGCACGCAGCGGCATTAGCGTCAGTTGCTAAAGCATGTCTTTTCTCAGCAAGAAAAGCTTCTCTATCTGTAGAATTTAATATTCCTGTTTCTTTATACATACCTTCCATTACACATTCTAAAAAAGAACTCTTTGCACTCTTTGAATAGTTAACTCCTTTTCTTACATAAATGTAATCTTCATCATAATCAAAAATATCAAACATTTTGTTCAAATTAGCAGGAAGAGTACCGTATCTGTCAGCAGCCGCAAACTTTTTACTAGTTAACAAGTCCTGTTGATTTGTAACGGTCTTATCTGATGGCTCTTCTCCGTAAAAATATTGACGAAAAAAATCATTGTTATTTTTCTTAAAGCAACATGGTAGATATCTAACCATATCTTTATTTTTTTCAAAAAAATTTTCATGCAAACCTGGAAATATAGCTTTAGGATCTTTAGGATTATTACACACATAATTTCGCGAAGGGAAAAGTTTATCATCTTTTTGTTCATCATCATCTTTTGGATATCTCATTATTTGTAGTCCCTTTTTTCTAGCTTCTTCAAGAGCTTCATCATCATTATCTTCTATAATATTTGGAGGAACACCACATTTCTGCGAGTATCCGGAAACAAAGACTTCTGGTGCTATATCTTTAAGACGAGTTTTTACTGTAGGTTGTACTTTATCTTTTTCCTTTTCAGTAATAGTCGTAGTAATAGGAGTATATTTTTCGTAAAACGCAATTATTTGAGGATATTCTTGATCGTATATTGCCAAAAGTTTAGAAAAGAGATCTTGGAATATAAGAACTGCTTGTATGTTTTCAGCTGTTACTATTTTTACACGAATATATGTAGAACCAAATTTAAACTCTCCATTGACGTCCTTTCCACGTAGATCAGAATCGTTTCTTCTAGATATCTTCTCAGTAATATTTGCTGTTAATTTACCTATTCTAGAATTATAAAAATGTATATATATACTTTCTTTTTTCTTTGTTACCTTTTCTCTTTCATCTATCGACATCATAGAAGAAAACAGTTCGTTATTCATTAAAAGATCTGCGAAAACATACTTATTAAGACTATGATTTGGAAAATAGAAAGAACCTTTTATAGATTTTTCTGCAATATTTTTTACATCAATATCACCTAAACCGTAAATACTGGTCAAAAAACGTTTAATCATTTCGTCACGTTGTAAAAAATTACCAAAAGTTAGTAAAGACATCTCAACAATTGCGTTTTCTTTTCCTTGTTCTCTATCAATTTCCAAAAAAACAGTTGCATAATCTTTATCTTTTGACCTATTCTGAATCTTTTTCTGTAGAACTTTAAAAATTATACCATTTTTTATAGGATCTTCTTCCCCCCAATCCTCTGGTGGGTTAAAATCATTAAATATCTTGAAAAAATTATCTATAGTAGCAAAAGGAACGCTTGAGTTAAGCCTTACGTGATTAAAAATTTCCATAATAGTAATATCAATTAAGTCAAGAGAAAATTCAAATGTAACACTCTCTTGTTCAAAAGTAGTATATCGAATTTTGTTACTTACTTTGTCAAAATCTTCATATCTCTTTTTCTGTTCGTATGACTCTTTTTGAACACCTTGTATTTTTTTTGTAAAACGTTTGGTTGTTTCTTCTCGATTATTATCCCAAAAATTTCGAAGATCTTTTAATAATATCTCAACCGATTCTACTTCAAATAAGTTTGCGCTTTCTATTGCATTGCTTAAAGTATGTAATAGACTGCGTGGATCTAACGCTATAGATGAATCGTACGCCACAAAAGGCAAAAGTACATCATCTCGTAAATCAAGATTTTGTTGATCAAGTTTTCCTTTTATGCTATTTGCGAGAGTTACAAAGTCCAAATCTTTAACAATAGATATAATAGGTTCTAATAAGTCTTCAACAGTTATTGAATCTTCTTTAGTTAGTTGTTCTAAAGATGGCACTCCTTCCGGAAAGTATAAATATCTAGGTATTGTTTTCATTTCTGATGCCAAACGAGTAATCGCGCTCTTTTGAGTATCAAGATCGTAAATATATAACTCAACTGTTCCCACATAGACACCATTTATATTATTGACAATTACGTTCACCATTTTAATCTAAGTAAATATTTATGATGAGATATTTAAAAAAGAGAATCTTGTTAAATGGTAAAAACCAAATGGATGATATTACATTTAACAAGAAAATTGGGTATCTGGAGAATAAAGATTTCGACAACAACGGTCAATTATCTAATGAAATACTTCGACATAAAAAAATCCCTATTGTGGTTATGATTCAAGCTTCATGGTGTCATTTTTGTAAAATATCTAAACAAGCATTTCAAGATTATGCAGATAAAACTAATAGTAACCAAGTTTTTTGCGCAACTATACATGTAGATGGAGATAGGCAATCGGAGAAAAACCTTGGTGAAAGAATTGAAACTATTATACCAGACTTTAAAGGATTTCCTCATTATGCTTTGTACATGAATGGTGTGCTAGTTGATAAAGAAATAAAAGGTAGAAGTGTTGAAGACTTAGGTGAATTTACAGGTGTAAAAGCATCAAAGTAAGCTCATAACGTTCAAGTGTAAAATTATTAGATTAAAATTATTACAGAGCTATAATCTGAATAAAGATGAGATCATCATACGGATTTTTGAATAACCTAGAACGGTTTTAGTACGAGTTAATGATTGTGAATAGAAAAAAATGTTTCTATTCACTCTGAACCTTAAAAATAACTCACATAATACTTTGTATTTTTTCCATTATTTTTTTATGTCTATCAGAACTTTTATGTTTTTTCATACAATAATGAGTAACTATCATACCGCATTCACATGTTTCTTTTTTTGATCTTTGAGCTACTATCTTGGTTTTATAATTCTCTTCATAATAAGCCTTTCTTTCTTCTAAAATATGCTCTTTATTGTCTTTATAAAAACCCTTTCTATCTTCTAATATACTCTCTTTGTTCTCTTCATAATATTCCATAACTTTTTCTATTACGGCTTCTTTATTATCTTGATAATATTCTTTGTGTTTTTTACTTATAACATCAGCATTTTTTTCATAATATTCTTTTTTAATATCAGACAATATGTCTTTATTATCTTCATAATACTCATGCATTTTTTCTTTAATTTCCTCCTTATGTTCTTCTTGGTATTTTATATTTCTTTCTTTTTGTTTCTCTTTATCTTCTTGTATGGTTCTTTTAGGATATATAGGATTATCAATACCTTCATAAAACTTTGAACACTCGTCAAATATATTTGTAAACACTGTGATATCTTCTGTAGGTAATAAAAATACATCTCTGCCAGCTTTACATCTATATTTTTCAAGTTTCGTTAAAATGACGCTTTCTAGTATATCCATCAATTTTGAGTTTTTGCAAGATATATAATATATCACTTTGAAATTATGTAACTTATTATGATTGTAAGACTCTTTTCTCTTGGATAAATCTAGTGTTTTTCCTACATTATATTCACCAACTTTTTCACTCTCTTCTGAAGTCATAAGATACACTACATTCTTTTGATCAAGCACTTCTTTTGGTTGTTTTACATATTTTTTTCTTAATTTTTTAACCTCTTCTTGACTTTCTTCTAATTGTTTTTTAGATGTACTTATAGCTTGTTCTTTCTCTTGTTTTATAATCTTATTTTCTTCTTCTAATTTATTCTTTTCATCTAATATCTTTTGATACTTATATTCTCCTGTCTTTCTAATAGATGGTAATATCTCTTCACAAACAAATTCTTGAAAGGGTTGTGATATTAATTTATTAGAGCGCATAATAATTTTGTATAAACCTGCTTCATTAACAACATTTGAAGTTTGTAGACCTTGAGTAGAAGTATTCAGTTTCACTGAACACTTCCATTTATCAGGAATATTTCTTAACACCTCGGTTACATTACTCAAACCTAATATTTTACATATATCTTTAACTACAAACATTGGATTTTCAGATGTACCTAATACTCTGATATTATTTTCGTTAAAAGATAAGTTCATATCAATTGAGTTTATTAAATCAGTCATTTTATAATATATTACAAATCTTTAAGTAGCTTTTAAACCTTTAATTATTTTTAATACATAAATTTGAAAATATATTATTTTTTACTAATATAACTTAAAGTTGTAAAATTTACTTTCAAAATGCCCATAACGTTTAAGTGTAAGACTGGTGAAGCTTATCAGATCAAAATTCTAGCAGAACTTTTGACAAATAACCTAAAACATGGATGTTTTGATGTGACAGATGATGGAATCACACTCCGAATGTTTGATCAGCCTAGAAGAACTTTAGTAGACATGTGTCTACAAGCAGAAAATTTTTCTCTTTATAAATTTAAATCGGAAGAAAAGTTCTGTTTAGGTCTGAATCTCAATCATTTTCATAAGATGTTGAAATCCATCAAGAAAAAAGATAGTTTACAGCTGTTCATAAGTTCTGATGTACCAAATGAACTGGGAATAAAGACTATTCCAAAGGAGAATACACGAGTAACAACGTCTGGTATCAAGATTCAAAATATTCAAAATGTTGATGCTGATGTTCCTCTTGGATATGGAAAACCAGTTATTGTTCCTTCTCCTGACTTTCAGAAAATGTGCAAAGAGCTTAGTAGTATTGGAAGCACTAATATTCGTGTTAAGTCAAAAGGATTTCATATTGATTTTATTGCAGACGCTGATGGAATTTTGAAACGTAAGGTACGTCTTGGAGAAAGTGACGATTCTGACGATGAAGAAGCTGCAGATGTAAATATAAACTCTTATGATGCAACTTTCACAACTGACCAGTTTACTAGGATTAATAAGATTGCTGGGCTTGGATCAACAATGCAAATTTTTCCAGGAACAAATGAACTACCTCTACTTTTTAGGTCAAGCGTCGGAAGCTTGGGTAAAATTTCTATTTATATCAAATCGAAAGAGCTATTAGATAAAGAAACAAACGTTTCTGAATCTGATGACAGTGACCCAGAATGATAAAATGTCATTCAATTCTTTATTTTACAATAAAGAATTATCTTTTCTAGTTACTTTAAGACGCGATTTAATAAATAGGAGAGATGATTAATGCAACTCGCGAAGTCAGTGAAGCAGTTTCTTCATATTGCGCTCAATCAATTAAAAATTGATCGTTCAGAATCAGCTCCGGTTGTATCGACAGATCAAGATCAATCTCTTCCCGAGTTTGAACGAAGACAAATGTCTTCAGTGTAAATATTTTGTAAAAAATGTGTCTACTCAGCCTTTTCATCACACATTAAAGCAAAATCTTCAAGATTTACTTTTTCAAATCCTTTATTTATTTTTTTCAAATTATCTAATTTTTCTTCTAAAATTTCTATCGGTATTTTTGTATCTTTATATTCAGATAATATATCTTTCCCAATTAAACTTTTTCTAATTGACTTTAAAACTTTTTTATTCTCTTTATTACATATGTTTTTACACATTCTAACAGGTAAAATGTCAAGAAGCTCTTTTGATAAGTTGTCAAATGTACAGTTTGAGATGAGAGTTTCTACTTTTCCAATCATGGGAACTACTTCATTATCTATATTATATTCATGCAACTGGGGAAACATTTCAGAAAATCCGATTTTTTTATAGTATTCTACAAGACTAGTTAGACTTTCTTTTTCATTCATTCCAGATATTACTCCGGCTGCGTCTAATGCAATATTAGACGAAGAAGTTATAAAACCTAATTTCAAAGCGTTGCATATACAACATAATAACATACCATAAGATATACCTTTTACTTTTTTCAAAAACTCAAATCGGGTTGTATCTAAGTTTTCTCTGGTAATATAGTTATAAAATCCATATAAATATCCATTATATATATCTTTATCTGTAGATGTAATTATTTTTTGAGATCTTTTACTATCTAGATATTTAAAATCATCTAATTGAATAGAATTTGAATAAAAAGTTATATTCACAACTGCTAATTCTATGTTTGTTGCAAGTGGTTTTATTTTCAATTTTGTAATACTTTTAATATAAATAAGAAAATCACGATTTTTTCCTGTGTATATAAGTGATGCAGAGCATTTTAATTGTTTATTGTTTCCGGTAATTTTTGTTTCTGAAAAAAGTTCAATCTGAAAATCAGTACGAGGAAAGTCATCTGACATTTTTGTTTTATAAAACAAAATATAGTTAATAATTTAATTTTAAAAATGTAAATAATAATTAGGTTGTTTACTAAATTAGTCCGTTGACTGCTCTATTAAAAGCAGCTATTCTACAAAATGCAAAAATTGGAATAAGACATAACCTTGTAGAATGATCAGGTATAACAGCGACAATACCTAGTCCAATCATGAGACCAAGACTGCTACCAATAGTATTAAAAACAGATATCTTTGCATATAGTTCTCCGACATTCCCATCTATTGCTAATTTTTGAATACACTTTGCGTTAATTGCACCAAAACCTATAAAAGATACATTGCTAAAAATATTTGAAAACCCTGCAATCGGAAGAAAATATTCAGGTGACATAGGAGTTGCGCACACAGAGATATATGCTAGTTGCTGAGCAAAATTTGAATAAAAGAGAAAACGTTTTGGGTCCTTATCTGCTTCTTTTCCAGTTTTAGCAATATAAGCTAGACATCCCAGTTGCCCTATAACATCTTTACCTATATAATTTAAAGTACGAATAGTTTCAGTGTCACAACTGATCGAATGTAACATACTGTGTGTTGCCATTGCGCTTTCAGCTGATACCAGTACATTTGAAGCAAAAGACCATCCAATATAACTTGTATATTTAGTATGAACTTTTCCTGATGGAAAAAAAAGAGTTCTTAGTCTGTTCATTTTCATTTTTTCTTAAAAACTTGAAAGAATAACTCGAAATTAATTTTAAAACGCACAATGTTATATTTTAATTGGTCGTAATTAAAATATGTTTTTAAACTAAATCCTTTCTTAATCTAAATGTCTTTGTTTCAAAACTTTTTTAACTATGATACAATGCTGATTGTGGGAATCAGCTTGGGTGCAGGAGCTTTTATGTTATTTTCTTTGTTTACTTTTAGGAAAAAATTACAAGAGGAACAACTAGAAAAAAATAATCTAACCCATAATTTATCTAATCGTAATCTGAGTATAAAAACTAAAAAGTGTGATTGTTTACTTGATTGTAAATGCAAAAGTGATAACCAACCTTCTTATAAATTATTGACAAAACGTGTTAAAAATTTTCTTACTAAACCATTACGCTTACGCATTCCAGTTTTTAGCATGATATTGCAAAATGCTATTCTTCGTGTGAAACTAGCTTTTAAAAAAAAGATAGTGACAGAACAGATGAAAGTTGAAACTAACTTACACAAACTGGCGCGATCTCTTTGGGATCAAGGTAAGTACGCTGAGGCCGAAAGAATTAATCTTGAGGTACTTAATGTAAGGAGACTTGTTTTTGGAGATAAAAATAATTATATTAAAAAGTAATTGGATCTGTATACTCGGTGTTATATCTGGACTCATGAAATTCCCAATACTCGGGGCACCCAAACTTCCAACCCTTTGGAACACGAGGAGCTTTCCAATAAATACGCAATCTTGCCACCTGTTACTACGAGTTGCATTGTGGATATAAATAGCATGATAATCTTCTGTTAATTGTTCCATAAGATCACAGAAGAGTTCATATGTTGGAATAATCGATGCGTAATTGCGATAGATTTTTTCTCTGTTGGACTCAATCGGTTCTCGAAGAATAAAAATACCGTCAATATTTGTTCTGATAGCAGGCTTGATATCCATAGCGTACTGTAAAGAAAGAATGTAAAACATCTTCCAGTGACGACCCTTCTTAAACAATGCATTCTGAAGTGGTTTGTTAAATACTCTTGGATCGTCAGTGCAATCATCAAGAACCATAACTCCCCATGGATTTTCGAGATGTTGACACGCAAGCTTTTGTCTTTTGACAAAATCCTTTATTTTTTCTTCATTGTAATCGTTATAAACAAAAGTACTAGGCATAATTTCAGCAAACGCATGATTTGTATCCTCCGAGCCACTCATAGCTATTCCAACAGGAAAAATATGTTTCTTAGCATATAAAAGACCTGCAATAAGAGTACTCTTTCCCGTTCCGGGCTTACCTACAACAACAATCTTACTACCACCATTATATTCGGGATCAGAAAATTTACTAGTAAGAGGTGGAATGATTTCTGGATCAAGCTCATTAATTTCAACAGTCAACGGATCACTCATTTTTCATCTTACATCGTCCCGTTTAAGCCAATGTAAATTTTTAATTTAGTGCAAGCAAGACCTAATTAACATAAAAATAGATTCATTACCGCATGTTGGTAATGAATCTAATGATTGTCTTAAACGAATCTGAGTCACATAAGTGTTTTTTTTTGAACTCTTTGTTATAGAAAGAAAATTATATATTTACTCCTCTTTTTTTTCCAGATTATTTGAAAGTAATATAAGTATCGCGATTGCTATTATAAACGAAAATGTAGCTGAATAAGATATTGCAAGTTGCCAAGAAATATAAATATTACCGGTATATCTATCTATTATTTGCAAACATTTAGGTCTAAATATGTAGATAGTTCCTATAAAAATAATAAAAGATATAGGAATTGAAGTATAGGCTGATCTTACTGGATCTTTTATATTTATCATTTTACTCTAAGTAAAGATTTACATTATTGTAAATCTTTTTAAATATATTAATGATTTTTGCGTAAAAAAGTTAATATTTCCCAAAGTACCTTGCAATCAAACTCGTTGTATTTTATAATATCTTTAATTTCGTTTGAATTCTTCGGGTCTTCGCTTTCAGAATAAGCTTTCCATGCTCTTATCATAGCAGTAGCACCATTCTCGCATTTGCTTTCATTTTGAGTAGATATCATTCCGTGTTTTCTCATAGCTCCGGCTATTGATTTCAAACCAAATTTAAAACAATCTTTAATTACTATTGGTTCTTCCTGAAAGAGTTTGCATAAATCCGTCCACTTTCTATTATTCCAACTGTTTGATATAAGTTCTTGTCTTGCTTCGGCAGAGTTCCAAAAAGTCTTTTCCGCATGCCAATAATGTATTTTAGGATTTCCGCGTTCCAAAACAAAGTCAATAAATTCTTTCATAATTCTATGTTCCTCTTCATGAGTTGCTTTGGAACATGTAAAGTTTTTATATCTCCACTGCCCAGCTTCAGACCAGCCAATTCCTATCATAAAAATCATATCGGTTTTTGGTTGTTTAGGAAGATAAGAAAATTCTGAAAAAATATCGCTCAATGTTTCAAAATCTACGTACAACTCATTACACTCTTGTCTCCAATCAGAAAAATTGCTTTTTATAATAGCTGGTCTAATTTTATCATTATTCTGACGATTAATCTCTAAAATAGCATCAATAGTTTTTGCTCGAACTCCGTTTATATTCATTTTTTTTGTTGTACATTCGGGATCTCTCCAACTTGTAACACCTTTTTCTACAGCAAAATCTCGATGTTTCACACCAACATACCAAATATTTGTAATCTCTCCAATTATGTCGGCAATCTTTTCCTTTTCAGAATTCCATTTTCCAGAATCAACACACATGTTTGGGTAAAGTTCAATTCTTGAAGGAGGATTTACAGACCATTTATGTCCTAGTTTTTTTACTTCTCTAACCCATTTAATTGCTTCTCTGGTTCTGCTTTTATAATCAATGTCAATAGAATTGTATGATATCTTACCTAATCTGTTCAGACAAGTCTCGTTGTGGTCAATAACACCTCCTTTATTTATTCTCCACCTTCTTCCCATAATAAAAGAATGAGGGGCTGTAAAACCTTGGATTAATCCTACTGCTTCGGTATACACTAAACATTGTGCTTTATACGCTGGATAACTTCCTGAATTTAGTAGATGTACACCGTCAGCCCTAAGAGGTAGAGTAGAGAATTTGATGTCTATAACAACATAGTGATAAGGCTTTCCAAGAGTTTTAGCGGACATAGAAGCCTCTTTTTCGGTTAAAGAAGTCTCATCTACTAATTTTGATAAATAATCACTACGTATTAAAATATCAATAACACCTTGTGTACCATTTCGATAATTTCTGACAGGAGCAGAATGTATAAGTGGAATTCCTTTAAACATAAGATCTTTTGTTTCTTTTAGAGATTCATCTGTAATATATTCAGAGACGCTTTTTACAGGAATTTTGTTAGCATTTATATATTTTATCAGTTCACCTTCAAACTCGATACCTCTATTCATAATAAACTCGGTAAAACCGTCAGCATTGTGTGTATATTCTGGTGATTTTCGAGTTCCGCGACGATGAGTAAGCTTTAACCAATCAACCAAAGGATCGTTCATCATATAATTATATAAATGACTTGCTGAAACCATATCTGTTATTGAAGATTTTTCTTTTACAACATCCGCAATTCCACAACAAAGTCTTGGTTTTTTAGATCTGGTGTTATCTGATACACCAGACAAAGTCCTTTTCATCTATTTAATTATATATATCTTACCGTTTAGATTAAAGAATATCTAAAAACCTACCATATTTTTCATATTCAACTTAAACATTTTAAAAGACACCTTTAAAATGGAAAACCTTGATTTTGCCGATTTTGACAAATATTTAGATAAAATGAAAGGTAAAATTATACATCAGATATGGTTTGGTACGATTCCAAACAAAAAAGTAGCTAAGAAAGCATTTGATAGTTTAAGAAAATATAGAGATAGTTGGTTGATTCAAAATCCATCATGGACTTATGTTTGTTGGGATTTGAAACGTTGTAAAGATTTAGTGAAAATGTTTTATCCTCAACACAAAGAGATGTACGACAAGTATCCTTACCAAATACAGAGATGTGACGTTGTTAGGTATTTTATATTGCATAGATACGGTGGTCTATACGCGGATATGGACTATTTTTGTAAAAGACCGTGGGATGAGGTAGTAAAAAATTACCAAAATGATATATATTTGGTAGAAACTCCTAATAAAATATATAGCAACACTCAGGTATCTAATTCTCTAATGTATTCAACACCTAATCATATTTTTTGGAGTAAACTTTTTATTTATTTGGAACAAAACCAAACAACTCCAATATATTATGGTAAACATCTGACTATTATGTTCACAACCGGACCAGGCATTTTAAATCGTGTCTTTTCTGATTATAGATCAAGATATCATTTAGATTACTACCCATATGAGCTTTTTCATCCATGTGGACTTAATTTAGATATACTTTCTGTTAAAGATAATTCAAATATATATGCTCTTCATATTGGTAAAGGGTCTTGGGAATCACATGATAGTAAAATCTTGATTTTTTTATACACAGAATATTCCATTATTATATTCACATTATTAACTCTGGTGATGCCTTCTTTTATTTTCTGGTTAGTATGTAGAATAAATAAACAATTCTGATAGTATTCATTTACATAATTTTATCAAAAAGACAATTTATAACAATATTTAAATATTCTTATAAATATTTATAAAATGTCAAGCGCAAGTATAAGGAAAACAATTAACCAATTTTTCTTGATAGATAGTGCTATATATTTAATAGGGTTTTTAATCTTATTTTTCATATGTAAAAAACCTGAAAAAACTAAATTTTTATACTCAGTTGCTTCTTTAATATTAATAGTACAATTATTTAAACTGGACGCTAAATTCGGTCTTAAGTTAGAAGGAAAAGATAATGATAAAATTTTACGTATAAATCCTATAAAATTAAAAGAAAATTGTTTTAGAGAGATTTATCGTTATGTAGATGACACTTGTTACTATAATAATATATGGAGAATATCCTTGTTATCAGCATTACTGATAGGGCTTTTAATATTACCTTTCGTAGGTTACGATAAAGTAAAATACTATCCTTATATTATAATATGTTTTGGGTGTGTTATATATCATCCATTGAATTGGAAATTAACACATTCGTATAATTTTGTGTTTAAGAGTATTAAACATGTATCTAAACATCTTGAAGATAAAGAGGATGAACTTTATAAACCTCTAACTCATTATTGTCATCCTCAGAAATCATAACAACAATTATATACGATTGTATACACATATAGTATGTTATTAAAACAATTAATTTGTATTTTTGTAGCAATTATAAATAAAGTGAATAAATTTTTAATAGTAGGTTTTTATAAATGAAATTCTTATATCATTATAGATATATATCAGCCTTAATAGGATTATTTATCATTGTATTTGGGGTAGTTAAAAAACACCCGTTTAGTATACTTTTAGGAGTATGTTTTGTATTATTGATTATTATAATTACAATAAGAGAGAAGATAACTTCGAAAAAATGGGAAATTATAGTAAAGCCATTAATTGATGAAATACCTGAAAGAGAAGAATGCCAATTGTATTCTGGTAATAAAATGTATAGATTAGGTGATATGGTTGTTACATGTCATAGATTTGTAGAATCTGGTGAAACATATCATTTAAAAACATTTCCGGACTCTATAGCATCGGAATATATGAAAAAGAGTAAACGACAGAAGAAATATAATATTTTAGCAGATATTGTTAGAGAGAGAAGCAATAATACTGATGATTTACCAAATGATAAAGATTTGATTGTACACCTTAGAGTTGGAGACGTTGTTGAATATAATTCAAGTAATTTATCACAAATTCTTACAAATTATTCATATAACTTTCTACATAATTATACATGCCCAATTAGGAACATTCAAGATAAAATTAGCAAATCAAAAGAAAATTTTGATAAAATTATACTTGTTGCAGGAAGCCATAAAGATATATTATCTCCTAGAAGTTGTAAATACATTGATGTAGTCAAGAAATATTTTGAAAATAATGGTCACATAGTTGAACTCAGGCTTGGGAAAAACCCAGACGATGACTTTATCTTCATGTCGAACGCTAAATATTTTATACCATCTTGTAGCGGAAATTATACACTTCTGGTAAAAAAGATTGTAAAAATTTTAGGTGGAAAAGTACTTTAATATGTTTATACTAAATAGTTTTTAATATTTAGAAATTATATAAGATAATAATAAATGAAATTTAAACTTACTTTTACTTTAATATTACTAGTTATATTTTTATATATTATTTATTACTTAAAAGATTATATGGAAATTTCATCTCTTAACACAGATATTTCCAAAATGGAGTGCGATCCATTATCTTTAAAGTATATTAAAAACGGAAAAATAGACAAAAAATCTCTTTTTAGTAAAAAAACTATGAATCATGATATACAAAAAGAAAATTTATTACTCCTTAAACAATTTTTATATTCTCAAAATATCAGATATTATATAGATTGTGGAACAATGCTGGGTGCAGTTCGTGATAAAGATTTGATAAAAGGAGATACAGATGCAGACATCATGATTTCTAAACCTAGTGTAAAAGATATAAGAAACAAGAGACATCTTCTAGAAAAAATGGGGTTTATATCTTTTAGAAACTCAAATAGTTGGATGTCAATGTCTTTATTACGAAAAGGTGAATATATAGATTTATACTCGTTTTGGTGGCATATTCCATTTGAACTAATAGATTACCCGTTTTTAGGAACTTATTTTCCTGTACCTAAATTCTATGAAGAGTATTTAACAGAACAATACATTATCTGGAAGACACCATCAAACTCTAAAGGACCACTAAATTGGGAATGGGGTATGAAAAAATATGTAAAAAATCACACCATACCTATTTTAACAGATATTGTAGTACATTTTAGGTACAAGCCTTTTAAGTACAAACTAGAGAATATATTACATAAGAAAAATGGTTATATTATAGACGAATCTATTAATCTAAATAAATTACCACCTATTTTTCAAATATTTGATTATGAAATACATAGCTTTAATTCGATCTTGTTTAAAGAACGTTTGAAAGGGAATGCCAAGACTGCTAAATTGGTGTATTGCTATCCAGAAAGAGCTCTTACTAATAGTTTCAAAGAGTTTAGTGATTTGCAAAATGACGATAAACGAATTTTGGTAGTTATGGGAGGAGATACGCATTCTTCAAAATTAACAAGTACTCAAAAAAATAAGATATTCGATAAGTTTAGCACTGTTTTTTGGGAAGCGAATAATGATCCAAATTTTTTGACTCTTCCTATGGGTCTTATCTCTTGTTATATATCTCTAAATGGGTTAGAAAAGGCAGAGGATTCTATTAAACGATCTGTTAATAAAGAAAAAACAAGTCTAATGGTTATTCCTGAGTGGAATAAATTTAGCGTAAGTTTAAAAAATCCAAATAATGTGGTGAGTTCTAGAACAAGATTAGGTGAATTTGTAGATGAAACCAAAGAATATGGATTCTATGATTTTATAAAGATTGATCCAAGAGATTATTATGAAACTATTTCTAATTACAAATTTATGGTGTGTCCAACAGGAAATGGTATACAAGCGCCTAAAATATTTGAAGCAATACTTGTCAGGACAGTACCAATTGTGGAGAATGAATTATGCTTTCGTCAACTAAAAGAGTTGGGAGTTCCTCTGTTGATAGTTGAAAACTGGTATGACTTGACCGAGAAATTTCTGTCTAATATTGAGATAGATGTGGACTGGGAAAAAGCTATTCATTTATGCTCAGTAAAAGGAGTGACCGAAATAATAGAATCTAAACTTTAATTTGTTGAACTCGTCGATTGCTATTGAAATAAACTTCACCGACTTTATCACTCTTTTTTAAGTTGTCGCATCTGCACCAATCTACTTTTACATTATTAAGAGATTTGAACTTTGTACCATTCTTGCATATTTGAGCTGCTGTATGTAAGATAAAATGAGTTGGTTCAATCTTTTCATACTCTACAATTACGTAACCAGATGGAAACGATGAAAGATGAAAGAAAAGGTGATGAGCTTTGCTATTATCTAAAAGAAACCAATTTTCTTTTGCGCTCTCACCAAGTTTACACACAAAATCATCGAAGTAAAATGTTTTCATATTTGTATTCTAAAAATATTATTATAAAAATTGTCTGGTTTTTATAATATAAATTTTTATTAACAAAAAAGTAAAATTGGTTTTAAGATGCATTGTTTTTTAGATAAGTTAGACAATGGAGAAGCATAGATTTTTTCCATATAGTTGGCACGTAGATGACGAAGAAGAAGAAATTACTTCTATAAGAATATACGGAATTGACGAAGATGATTTGAATGTTTGTGTTCGTGTTGAAAATTTTACTCCTTATGTGTATATAGAGCTTCCAGATAGAATAAGATGGAATGCTGGAAATGCACAGCTTGTTGGAAACAAGCTTGATGAATTATTAGGAAAACAAAAACCTCTTAAGAAGGTTTTGATGATGAAAAAACGTCTTTACGGTGCTCATATCGAAGCTAATGGCGATGAAAAACTTTTTCCGTTTCTTTTTTGTTGTTTTTCTGCTAGAAAAGATATCAAATCTCTTGGCTTCAAACTTAGAAGCTCTATTAATGTGGTTGGTCTTGGAGCTCTCAAATTGAAAATGCACGAATCAGACGCAGATTGTATTCTACAACTTACTTGTTGCAGACAAATTTCGACAGCTGGTTGGGTTGAGTTTCTTGGAAAGCGTCAAGAAGAAGATCAAAAATTGACTCTTTGCGATCACGAATTTAAAGTAAAATGGAAGAATTTGATTCCTTACGACAGCAATGTAGTCTCTCGACCAAAGATAATGGGCTTTGATATTGAGGTTAATTCTTCAAATCCATCTGCTATGCCAAATCCACACAAACCGGGTGATAAAGTATTTCAGATCTCGTGTGTGATTTCTAGATATGGAGAAAGTCAAGATAAGTATGAAAAGTATTTGCTTACTTTAGGACAACCAGATCAACAAATTGTGGGAGAAGATGTGCTGATATATATGTACGATACAGAAGCAGATCTTTTGAATGGATTTACTCAGTTTATTAGAGATGAGAATCCAAATTTAATTGTTGGTTATAACATTCTTGGTTTTGATATTCCATATATGATCGACAGAGCCAAGTTCAATTTGTGTATTTTTAATTTTGATCAACAAGGTTTTCATAAATACGCGCATGCCAAAGAGAAAACAATCAAATGGTCTTCGTCAGCATACAAGAATCAAGAATTTTCTTTTCTAGACGCCGAAGGTCGTGTATATGTAGATTTGTTGCCTCTTGTGAAGCGTGATTTCAAATTTAGCAATTACAAATTAAAAACAATAGCTGAACATTTTATTGGTGAGACAAAGGATCCTCTCAGTGTGAAGGGTATATTCAAGTGCTATCGTATTGGCGTTACAAAGAACAAGGATGGTGAATATAGTAAAAAGGCCCAAAAAGCAATGGGGATTTGTGGCCGCTACTGTCACGGCGAAGGAACTCAAATCAGTTTAGTTCATGGTACTATTTCAATTGAACAAATGGTAAATGGAAATAACACACTTCTTTCTTGGAATGAAAAAACAGATACTATTGGAATTTCAGAACAACTTAAATTTTTTAATAACGGTGTTCAAGAATGTATTGAATTAGAACTTGAAGATGGTAGAAAAATAACATGTACACCAGATCATTTGATAGCAAATGAAAAAGGAGAATGGATCAAATCGGAAGATTCTCTTGGTATAAGAATTAAAGTAGGAGTTATTTTACCTAGCATTGGTATTGATACTAAAGATATGATATTAAGTAGAATACTTGGATATTTGTCTACAGATGGTCATATTGGAAAAGATCAATGTGTCGCATGTATTGGAAATTTAATGGATGCTACTATTTTAGCAAAAGATATAGAAACACTATGCGGAGTATTACCAAATATTAGAAAAGATAAAAATTGTTATACAATTAATATTCCTTCGTCATTAGCTAATAAGATTAGAAAAATTAGTGGAATAGAGTGTGGTAATCGAACAAATGGAAATCACGGTCTTCCTGATATGACATTATGGGATGATAATTCTATCAAAGAATTTTTAGGAGGCTTATTTGGAGGAGATGGGTGGTGTCCATCTTTAAGAAAAGAAAATAAATTTACAACAATAGGATTTACACAATCTCGAAATTTGCGAGAAAATATAGTAAATTATATGAATATTATTGTTGATTGTTTGTCTAAATTTAATATATCATCACATTATAGAATCAGTGAAAGAGTTACGGAAGTTAAATCATTATTTATTGGGCAATTAACCATACCGCAAAGTAGTTTAGAAACATTTGTAACTACTATAGGTTATAGATATTGTTATCACAAAACGTTAAGAGCATCGGTTGCAGTTATGTATTATAGAATTAGAGATAAGGCATATGTTACTCGCAAAAATTTATACGAGTCTGTTATGATTTTAGTTAATACAGGAATGTCTGTACAAAAAGCTTATAATAAATCAATGGAAACAATAAAAACACCAGAATATATGCCAAAATATGGAACTATAAAACAATGGGTTAAAAAGGGGTATTTAGATGGAAGACCTGATCAAGTCAGTAGACAATTTCCTAATGCTACTAAATTTGTAGATATAATTGGTGCTAAATGTATATTTGAAAAAACAGATAAAATGCATACATATTCAATGAGTAAAGAACAAACAACATTACCTGTATTTTCATTGAATGTTATTGGAATAAAACAAGTCGGTAAAAAACAAGTGTATGATATAGAAGTTAAGGATACACATTCATATATGGCTGAAGGTTTAGTAGTACATAATTGCGTACAAGATAGCGCTCTAACTGTGATGCTCATGGACAAGCTACAGACTTGGACAGGACTTACGGAGATGGCTGCAACGTGCTGTGTTCCTATTTTTACTTTATACACACAAGGTCAACAAATTAAGGTGTATAGTCAAATGTATAAGTATTGTATGTATGAAAATATTGTTGTTGAGAAGGATGCTTATCAAGTATCAGAAACGGAGCGTTATGTTGGTGCTCACGTATTTCCTCCTGTTCCGGGGCAATACAATCAAGTAGTTCCATTTGATTTTGCTTCTCTGTATCCAACAACTATTATTGCTTACAATATTGATTATCACACTTGGGTTTCTGACGATTCAGATATTCCGGATGAAAAATGTCACGTGATGCAATGGGAAGATCATATCGGTTGCGAACACGATCCGAAAGTGATTAGAAAGATGCAATTAAACAAAGTGATTGAGGTAGAGCAAGAAAAAATCAAGAAACTTCGCGATAAAAAGAATAAAACAACTGACAAATTTAGAAAGAAGGAATTAGGTGATGAAATACAAACTCTTGTAGATGATCTTAAACCTTATGTCAAAGAGCGTTCTGATCTTAACAAAAGCAAACCAAAAAATCCTATGTGTGCGAAGCGTTATTATCGGTTTTTGAAGGAGCCACGAGGAGTGTTACCAACTATTATTCAGAATCTTTTAGACGCTCGCGCGCACACACGTAATGTTGATATGGTTAAGACAAAGAAAAAGATAAATGAATTAGAAACAAATGGTGAAAATAACACTAAAGAAATTGAATCTCTGAATAGTTTATTAGGAGTTCTCGACAAACGCCAGCTAGCATATAAAGTTTCTGCAAATAGCATGTATGGTGCTATGGGCGTTAGGCGTGGGTACTTACCGTTTATGCCGGGTGCAATGTGTACGACTTATATGGGTAGAAAAAATATTGAGATTACAGCGGATACTATAGTAAAGAAATTTAACGGTCAATTGGTATATGGAGATACTGATTCAAATTATATCAACTTTCCTCTAATGGAAGGAAAGTCTGACGAAGAATTATGGGACTATTCCGAGTTTGTTGCCGACGAGCTCACAAAGTTGTTCCCGCCACCTATCAAGCTAGAATTTGAAGGGTGTATCTATAATTTCTTCTTCATTTTGACCAAAAAGCGTTATATGCACAGAAAGATTGAGAAAAAACGAGGTCAATTAATATATAGTGATAGCATTGGTAAAAAAGGAGTATTACTTGCCCGCCGTGACAACAGTAATTTTGTCAGAGTAATATATGAAGGAGTTATCAATCACATTGCAGATAAAACACCAAGAGATGATGTTTTGTATTGGGTTCTAGAACACATTAATAAAATGTTCTCTGGTTGTAATCCTTATACAGATTTTGTTGTTACCAAAGCTGTAGGAAATTCGGGAGGTCTTCAAGCTGAAGCATTTACAAATGAAAAAGGTGTTAGAAAAGCCAAGGTAGGTGATTATACTGTTCCTATACTCTCTTCAATTCTTTCTGAACGAGAAGAACAGTTAAAAAACAAAGGAGCTGAAAATCAAGAAGAATACTATCTTCTTTGTTTACCAGCTCAAGTTCAATTAGCAGAAAGAATGCAACAAAGAGGACAAAGAGTAGAAGCTGGAAGTCGTCTGGAATATTTGATCACTGGACCTGACAAACATACTGCAAAACAATATGAAAAAGTAGAATGTGCTGAATATTATTCTAGACACAAAAATGCTATCAAAATTGATTACTTTTATTACTTGAAAGCTCTTGCTAATCCATTGGATCAGGTATTATCTGTTGCATATCCTGGTGTTGTAGATTTTGTGTTGAATCAATACAAATTCAGATACAAGGTTCGACGTAATTTGTTGAATGAACTGACTGAGTTGTTTACACCTAAACTCAAGTTTGTAGAATAAGCAGGTAAATTGATAAATTTTACTTATATTATAAGTAAAATTTTTAGAAAAGAGATAAACTCATGTTTTATTATTAAAAAAAGATATGTAATAAAATGTACACAACTTTATTGTTCAATGAATCTCCTTTACTATCTTCAATATTAGTTCTATGTTTGGTTGCATCATTTATACGTGGGTCATATATTATTTTTGTTTTACTTCTAGTAACACTGATTTTTGTATGTATCTTTTATCGTTACAAACCACACACTAAAAGATATGCTGATAACTTCATTATATCTCCAGCAAATGGTACGGTGTCGTTCCTAGAGCAAAAAGATAACAAAATCAATATCTCTATATATCTAAATATTCTAAATAATCATACACAGATATACCCAGTTAACGGCGTCCTTTTAAAAACAATATATGACAAAACAGGTAAATTTGAGCTGGCTAATAACATAAGAAAAAGCCGTTTTAATGAAAAGAAAATACATACTATTCAGATGAAAAATGGTCGTCAAGTAGAAGTAATTCAAATAGCTGGATTCTTTCCAAGAAGGATTGTTTCAAGAAAAGAGGTGAATGAAAAAGTGATGGCCGGTGAGTATTTAGGAATCATAAAATTTGGTTCTAGAGTTGATTTGGAATTTGAGGGAGACATATCAAAAATTCTGATTAAAAAAGGTCAACAGATAAATATCGGTGATATGATATATTCTTTTATTGTTTAGACATTTGTTCACAATAAGTAAAAACAATTACTTATCAAATTAACTTTGGTTTGCACTAAAATTTAAAATATTTCGCTGCTTTCAGTAAATATTGGTTTATATGGCGTGTCATAATATAGATGGTCATCTTTTGGTGTATAAGAAAATAATGGTTGAGTGATACCAGTCATATCTAGACAATTTCGAGCACGAATAGGGTTTTCTACTGTATTTTGCTCTAATCTCTTGAAATATGCGACATCTTCTAAAAATTTTCGGCATCTATCTGCATGTGCATTTCCAGCGTATATTATAATATTATGGGGTTTTTCAGGTTCATCAAAATTGCGTTTTTTCACA